GTTGTATATAATTAGCATCAAAATAATCTTTACTAGTAGATGTTTCTATATCTGACAAGATATAATTTCCACCAATATTAGATACTTGTTTAGCTTCTCCTTCTGCTAATATAGGTATTGTTAAATCAATTTTTTGTGGTTGTGGGAGGGGAGTTTCTGTGGATTGTTTTTTTGTCAAGTGGATTCCTCCTTTCTTGCTTTATTTTGATTTTTTTAATTTGTTCATATTCGGTCAAAGTTTATCGAGGATACAAATGTTGGGGCTGTTGACCAATCTGTTTGTTCTACCTTTTTATTAACTATTCCATCTCTTCTTAAATTTTTCAAATGCCATGCTAACATTACAAAAGTATAAGCTCTATCATCATGCATTTTACTTTTTTTATCAGGTGATAAGTCATACTTATAATTTATATTATCTCCTAACCTTCTAGTTGCAATTAGCTCTTCTTTTGCAATATCTATTTGCTTTAATGCTAATTCTTCATCCCAAGAAAGGTTGTATTCCTTGAAATCAATAGATTTAACCTTTTTCTTTTCACCAGTTTCTTCGTCGATTTCTTCTATTTCTTTTCCTTCTTGTGGTAAGTTTAAATACCCTTTCATATCATAAGTATCTGTGAATTCAATTAATCCTAAATTTAATAATTCTATAAAATCATCATACATTTCTGTTCTGTACTTTTTAGGTGATATTAATTTTAATTTATCAACAGCATTGGGATACTGATTAACATGTTCAGCACAAACTTCTTTATCAATTAATCCCCTATGTTGTATTCCTTGTTCATCTTTCCAATCCTCCATAAAATAATCACTTATAAGTGCTCCACCTCCACCAGAACCAGCATCTATCATTAATCCATCTATATTTTCATAATCTGCAAATCCTTTTCCATTATAATTTAATAACATTTGTTTTATTTCTTTTATCTGTTCTGGTGTTCTCATAGGAGTTTTTTTCTTTTTCCCTAAATCTACTAAAGTAACACAATTCTGAATTATTAATTTCCAACCTACCTGTTCATCATAGACATATTCTCCGGCTGAGACTGCCGAATTATCGTAATCATGTGCCAATTATTAATACCCTCGGTTTCCCGATATTTTATTAAGGGGTTTAGACTATATCATTATCTAAATAACTATATTTAGATACTCTGCTTTTCCACATTTAAGTGTACTCTACTTGGTTATTCACTATTATTAAGTTAATAGCTATCCTTTCGATAGTCGTTAGGCTTTTATCTATGTTTTCATAGAATTTAGCAAGGGGTTATCACTATCCATAATATGGACTTAGAATTTCTTATCAGTTTATTCTTTATATTAAACTTCGCCCTTTTAACAGAGTTTTTATCTACAAGTATTACTACTTATAGCCCCACAAGTCTAGGGTCATATGCTAGTACGATATGTCTGTTTATATCTCCTTCATTTATTAACAAAGGTTTTCTTACTTTTGAATTTTTCATAATTACTGCCCGTTTGATTTTCTGTTGATTTCCTCCATCACTATCAAAACGGTTAAAATATTCTCGATTTCCTTTTTCAGCATTCGATCTTAAATCATCATCAACTTTTGAACGTGACAATAATGGTACAGACATTTTCTTTCCATTCATTGTTGCACCAATAACAACTTCACAGTTCAAATCAGCAACAAAATGTTCTTTACTTCCTGCAAACATTAACTTAGCCCAGTCTTTATATAATGTATAAAAAGCAGAATCCGTACTACTAGCAGAAGAACAAAACAATAACTGATTAGGTATATTATCTGGAAATAATGAAGCATCAAACCCTTTGGAAATTTTGAAACTTGAATTTTGTGTTGTAAATGCTTTTGTAGTAGAAATATAATTTTCACTTATGAATCCACTTTCATCATAGAGGTTTAAATTTGCATATATACCGTTAGTTTCCTAATACTTTAACACTCAATTAAGAGTCGGAGTAGACTATACCTTTATCCTATTTAGGATAGCTTATTATAGTCGTTGAACGTCCTCCATTTAAGGAGTTTCGATGCTGATTGCCCAATACTTATAATTTTCAAACATTCACGCATACCATTTCTAGTTACGTTGTAGTTTATAAGTCTCTAAGGGTGTTCCAGCAATTTAAAGCTTTTATCTATGTAATTACTTACATAGGAGACCAAACTTAATCTCTTACCTCTAATATTATCTTCTTCTCCTGATACGGTTGTCACTTGACTATTATTATACAATTTACAACGGAATCCCTGTGGAGAGTGTACAAATCCATCATGATTTGCACTAGCTGATACTTCTCCTAAAAATATATCTGTTAATCCACAGAATGACTCAATCTGTTGTTTTGCAATAGCTTCTAATTTTAAAAAAGTATCCTGACTTTGAGATGCGGTTAATGAAAGAATATAACTTTGAAAATTTGGGAATAGCATCATTTTTGTCATAATAAATGGAGATGATAAAGTAGACTTTCCAGAATTTCTCCCCATTAACCATAATGCAAATTGTTTTTCCCAAGACATTTGAAATACATATTTTTGATAATCCATTAGTTCTAACCCAAATGCGTACTCCGCAAATTTAACAGGATTTCGTTCGACGTCCCCAGTTTATTATTTGACTGTATTTTAAATAACCCTCTAATTTCTTTTGAGTTAAGTTACTTTTGTTTATAACTGTGATGGACATTTAAGACCACCTCCTTTTTTATATAGATAAAGTTTGCAAATGCAACAAAAGACACATTACTGTGCCTTCAATTATCTAAGCTTATTTATTAAATTAATTCTCCATTTTTTACACTTTCCAGTATCTTTTCCTTTTCTTTTTTTCCCTTTTCTTCAATAACAAAACTTGCATAATCCTCAGTATCTATTGGCAATACTTCTTCTACCATTTTATTAAAAGCCATTAAATCTTCTTCTTGTTTTTTTATTTCTATTTCTGTATATTGAAGTACATCTGCGTATTCAGTTTCTTCAATTTCTTGAGAATAATCTACATCATTAAAATTGCAAAGAACTTTTAATTTTCTATTTTCTTCTCTTAATTTACTATATTCACTTTCATAGAAATCAATTTTTGACCTTTGAAATTTACCAATATCTATTAAATCATCATCTCCAAAGTTTAAATTCTCTACCATAGCTTGAGCAGATAGTCTGGCAACTTGCAACATTCCCATTGATGTTTGAATATCAAATAAATTTACCTGCGCTTCTTGTAAATCTATTTCTTTTAGTTTTTTTAGTATACCTGACAAAGTATTAGCACCTACAGTTTTGTGACCACTATACAAATCACTTATTTTATTATCTTTTGCCAAAGCTAGTAAACTTTTGTTAAGTTTCTCTTTAGTATCTGTTAAACTTTTAATAGTTCCTATATTATCTTTTATACTTTTTATATCTGAACTCAAACTTGTAATAACATCATTTATTTTATTTTCTTGATTTTGACCTTTTATAATACTAATGATTGCACCTAGTTTTAATTCATCCTCTTGAGTATCTTCATTAAGCATATTAATTAATTTAGCATACATTTTTGATTTATCTTCTTCTATTTCGTTTTCAAATGGATTATAACCAATTATTCTAATTATGTCTTCTTTATTCTGTTTATCTCTAACTTTTTGTTCTATATCATCGTCAGATAATTCTTTAATTTTTTTAAGACTTGTATCATTTTCTTCTATAACTTCTATTGATGGTAAATTACTTTCACAATTATTATAAATTTTATCCCCATGTTCAAAAGCATAACCCTTATAGTTTTTTAAAGAGTTGATAGTTTTTATATATTTTTTCCATACCTCAAGTCCATTCTCAACCACAGTAAAATTCTTATTCCATCCTGCTTCAGTTAGTGAACTCTCATATATATTTTCTAAATATACAAAATCAACTATTTCACACAATTTATATATAGATATTCTAATATCATTTGTTTCTTCTAAAAATGATATATAAAAATTAGTTAAGCAATCTTTACATAATGATAATCTTCCTGTATGTCTATTCAATTTAGAATTAGAAGTATAAAAATTACCATCAGCAAGTATCTTTCCACATTTAGTGCATCTAGTCTTTCCCTTCATTTGCTCTTCTAAATCTTTCGTCTTGAAATCTGCCATTATATTTTTCACCTACTTTTTTTATTTTTACACAATAAAAAGCCACTAAGATTAATTAGCGACTTTTAAATTTTCTAATATTTTATTACTTCTATATTCTTCTTCTAATTGCTCATCGAATTCTCCATTAAAGAATCTAATTAAAAATTCATCAAATTGACTAGGTGTATTTGTTCCATATCCATAATTTTGATGAAATATTTTATGATATTCTTCTTTCATACATTTTCCTAATGGATATCTATAGTGGATTTCTATACATCTATTTATAATCTGTTTTAATTCTACATCTGTATAATTACTTATATTTTCATATATTGGAATATTTAATTCTTGTAAAGTATCTATAACTATACTATCAAAACTATATAAATGATGAATATGGTCAAATCTTTCTCCTGTGAAAATACATTTGAAATTACAATCTTTCATACTATCTATTTTCCATTGATTTAAATTTCTTCTTAACTCATTTTCTATATTACTAATACCACCCTTATAATTAGGGTTTAGACTTCCAAACCTAGCAGACCCAAACATTGGATTATTTTCGCCATTAAAGTACCCTTCTGATTTTCTAGCATTTGACACCTTAATTCTACCTTCATCACTCATCAATCTACTTTGTTGTAAGATATCTTTGGTTTTCTTTAAATCTAATTTCCATGCTTTATCAGTTAAATGTTTTAATTTTCTATTTGGAAAATATTCTTTTATAATATCTTCATTAATCATATCAGAATAAATTTCTTTTAATAATTTTACATCTTTATCCGTCCAATCAATAGCATTAGACAATCCAAAATTTTCTCCCTTACATTCTTTACAAATATGTCTGAAACCATCAATACAAGCATTATCCTTTGGAAAATATGTCATTTCAAATGGCAAATATCGTCTACAACATTTGCACTTTTTATATTTTATTCCATTTTCTATTTCATATAATTCATCAAATGGAATATCTTCATAATTATTTTGTTTCTTTATTCCCATATCATTGGCTTTATGTTTTATTCCCTTCCAAGTTCTTGTATTGAATCTCTTCATTAATTCTTCTTTGGATAATTCTATGTAATTTTCTCTTAAAAATTCTTCATCTTCTGTCAACCACGGTTGTCCTTTTCCCATAATTAATTCCTTCTTTCATCTAAAATTCTCTTATCTAATATTACTTATTTTATTTCACTATTTATTATATTTATTATTTTTCTTTCTTAATCCATTTAATATTTTTAAATCTTTTCTAAATTCTTCGGTATCTTCAAAACTATAAACCGTCTTCCCATCTAACTCAAATTTCATAAAATTATAACATAAATAATTCATAGCTCTTGCCAAACTTAAAGAATCTACCTTGAAATATTTCTTTTCCATATTAATTCACTCCTATTTATTTATTAATTTGTTTCTATACTTATACTACCATAAATAGGTATACATTTCAATACTAATTCCATTAATTTATTCGCTAATTAGCCTTTTTGTGAACTATATAAATCGAACTAGCCTTTTTATGAACATGAAAATTAGCTTAGACTTGTCATATCAACACACTCACAACATTTAGCTATTCTTGGTCTTCTTTTATATCCTAAACATTGATTGTAGGTTTTTAATATCCTCCATTTTAATTCCTTTATAATATATAGATGGATTTACATAAATTGCTTTTCCATTATCTTTTTCGAATATTCCAATAACTAATTCATTATTTACTTTTAATTTTAATAAATCTTTCTTTAGTCTACTTGCATGTGTTTTATCATATCCTAATTCACTACACAAATCAGACATTGCATATGGTTCTATATTTTCTTCATATTCACACTTTGGGTTGTGACATATCACATTAAATTTAAGATTTATCAAAGGTAATATTTCTATTAATAAAGCTAATTTTTTATGTTCTTTTGGAGTAGACTTTTCATACAACTCTCTAATTGCGTCATTAAACATTCTTACCACCTCAATTGATTTAGTTTTATTTATTTTACCTTTTTTACAATATTTATCATTAATTAATATTGTTTTATTATCTTGTATAGTTATAAATTTATTTTCAATTAAATACTTTTTAGTCTTATAGAACTCAGTTTTCCCTAAATTAAATATATCTATTAATTTTTCTTCTTTTATTAATTTCTTTCCATCTGATAATAGATTATCATAATTCATAAAAGTTGCCAAATATATAAATCTGAATAAGAATTGTTTTTCAATATTTCCAAATCGTTTATAAAAGTTAAAATAAAAACTACCATAACAATTTAATAAATATTGTTGAAATTCAGTTTGCTCTTCTTTCATTTGTATTATATCTAATTTCTTTTCTTTACCTTGTTCCTCCATAGTAATAAAATCCATTGCAATTAATTCCAAAGACCTATCGCTTATATTTTCTATTACCTCACCATATTCTGTTACAATTCCATTACTTTTGATTATATTTTTATAATCTCTAATCTTTGCAGTATATTCTCCTGCCATAATTACATTCCTCCTAATTAAACATTATTTTATTATTTAAACTACCTACCATCTAGATAGATATTAGAAAACAATAAAAGAGACTAGACAACCTCAATCATCTAGCCATTTAAACCATATTTAATTAATTCTATGTTGTAAGTAATCTTTGATTACGCCACAACAAATCAGCTTTAGCTGAAACACCTCGTAGAGTAAAAGCCTTTAAAACATTACTTTTATTCTATTTACATTAATTTATTATTCTTTGTTACTTACTCCATCTATCAAACCAATTTCATAAGCCTTAATGATAGCATCTTTAATTGAACAATGTAGACAAAATTCTTCATCATCTTGATTTTCTATAATATCATCAAAAACTTCTTGTGTTAACTCCTCAAATAAATTATCTAACTCATCTTCTTCGTCTTCAGAATATTCCTTTTCAGTTAAAGTTACTATTGGACAATTAATATATTCTTTTAATTCATCAGAATCAATTAAGTCTTCTTCAACAAATACTACATCTTGTCCCTCAATAGTTTTTAAATGGTCGTATCCATAAGCACTTTCTAAACTATAATGTTCTTCATCGTCCCAATATGATTTAGAAATTAATAATATATCAGTATTATATAATTCTTCAAATTCTTTAAAACTAAAAGTATCATATTCATTGAATTTATAACCTAAAGTTTCCATTCTTTCAACTAATTCTAAAGCCTTATCATTTGACAGTATGAATGAAATATTATCAAAATCCTTTAAAATTTTCATCAATGCATCTAAATAATCTTCATATACTTTTTCTGTGTTTATATTTTTATTATTCATTATTTTTACCTCACTTTATTTTATGGTTGATTCTGTTCTACTACAATTTGTTGAATCTTTGCTAACTTTTCATTAACTGAATTTTGATATACATTATTAGAAATACTAACTGCATTATTATAATCAATACCATACCCAATTAATTTTTGAAAACATTCACCTATAGTTTCTATATAAATCATATTTTCTTGGTAGAAATCACTGTTCGTGGTATATTCACTTGTTTCAGATGTAGGATTATCTTGAATAACTATTCTTTTTAACTCTTCATCTACAGAAACTAATCCCATTTGTTCTTCATAACCAATATAGTCATCTTCCATCACTTCTTGTTCTTGATTTAATTCTTCATTCATATTTCTCACCTATATCCTTATATTATTTTATCCACTATGCCTTTATCAAGACATTCTTGTGGTCTGTAAGTAAAATTAACATTCTTATCAGTATAATTAAAAATATCTTCTTCAGTTAATTTGGTATGTTTTCTAAATATATTACAAATTGTATCCCAATCTTTTAAAGATTCTCTAACTTCTACGATGTCTTCCTGTAATGTTGATTGACCTTGTTTATAGCTATTAGATTGATGAATTAATACTGTTGCATATCTAGTTATAAATCTATACCCTTTACTTCCTGCCATAAGTATTTTACTACCTCCACTTGCTGTATATCCATCACAATAAGTTTCAACTATTATACCTTGTTCTTGCCAATATTCCATATCAGATATCATTGCGAAAACCGCACATACCCAACCACCAAAACTTGATATTCTAACTTTTATATGTTTTCTATCTTTTTCTGGTTTATTTAATTCCTGAACTGCTAATTTTCTTAACTGCCTACAAAACATTACTTGGGATTCCCTATCTATTTCACAATCAAGGTATATAGTATTATCATTAAGATAATCTAATCTTTTCATTTCTTCTAGCAATCTATTTACTATTTGATACTCTCCCATATAATTCACCTTTAACCCTTTACTATTTATTTTAATTTATCTGTAAATTTATATCTCTTATATATTCAACTCCATCATAATTAACTACAATTAGAGTTTGACTTGCATGTGTTGTACATTGAAGTTTATCTACACTATGTTAAATTTCATATGTAAAGATATTATCCTTTAATATTTCTTTATTTTCATTTAATTTATTATATATAGACGTATCATTAAAATTTATAACCATTTCTTTTACACTCTTCCATATCTTAATTAGTTTATTATCATATAATTGAAAAACTACTTTTTTCTTGTGTGACTTATTATATATATTTATATGATTTATAAATTCTTCATTAATATTGCCTTTATTATATAAAAATATATATTCTTTACTAGATAATAATTTATGTTTACATACTTTTATTATTGTGCTTGCATCAAAACATCCATTAGTTTCTTTTTCTATGGATAATGCACTATCCCATACTTTAATTATATTTCTT